GATCAGCAATCATCTTGAGGTGCTCTATATGACGAGCCTCCATAACGCGAACCAGTTTTTGAAAGTCATGCTCCCAAAAACTCATTTTGTCCGTTAGAAGTTTGGCGTTGTACCAAACATAGTCGGCAGTAATACCTTCAACGATTACACCTTGGTCAAGTTTTTCTGCGTCTGGATAATTCATGGCCGTTGTATTCCTCTTGGATCTTGTACAACTGCTTGTACAGAATCGTCGTTGATAAGCCGCCACTCAGTACCGTGGATTTTCATTCGCGTTCCCGTATTTGGACGAACCAACACAAAGTCGCCTACCTTGCACGAAGGCCCGGAAGGAAACCGTGCAGCGTCTTTAAACGCATCAGGGCCAATCTTGGCTACAAACAACACGGGAGAGAGAAGCTCCTCGTACTGCATAGTCTGACTTGCTTTAAGCAAACCGCCTTCATATTCCTCTTTTGCTTCCGGTAACATGCACAGAAGGTGGTAGGTTGCAGGGTCGGGTACTTGCTTTGCCTTTTCTTCAGCGGTCGCATTCAGCACACTTGTAAGGTCAATTGCACTTACATCAAATTCAGTCATCATCAAAGTCCTTTGTTTTACGCACGAGGTCACCAATTTCCATCTGAGCGATTTGGAGACCCCGGATAGTCCCGCTCAGTTCTTTGTAGTGATCAAAGGAAGAAGCACCTCCATCACACAAAACTTTTTTAAAACCTTGAAGCTGTTCATCAAGTTTTTTGTTTAAAACATCAAGAATTTTGTGTTCCATCATTTACCTTGATTTGCGTTAAGCAGCATTTGCAACAATTTTTGTTTTGCAGCCATATCTTGTGACTGTTGACTGTTGGCTAAATCTTGCTGATGGGTTTCTTGTGCTTGCTGCAGTTCTTGTTGATGACGTTGAACTTGCATAGCAATTTCTTGCTGTTGTCTCTGCGCAATCATGGCGGGGTTTTCTGTCATTTTTGACTGAGCTTCCTGAGCTTTAAGTTGCAACTCGGCTTGCTTAATAGCCAGTTCACCTTGAACCTTTTGAGCTTTTGTCTGGGCGTCTTGTTGTTTAATCTGCAATTCTTGTTGTTGCATTTGCACAACAGGATCCTGCATTTGCTGTTGAGCTTGTTGCTGGGCTTGTTGTCCTTTGTTCATTTGCAAGAGTTGCTGAGAAGCCTGTGCAACTAATTTAGACAACTGCACTTCAACTTCTTCAGGCAGTTCTGCGTTGGGTGCAGGTAAGGTAGCTCCTAAACGCTCTTCAATTTTAGAGCGGTACTGGAATGCAATATGTTCGGATACATGGGCCATGATGGCTGCTTGCATTTGCTGGGCCATTGGATTCTGACCGAGCTGACCCATAATCATGGGGTCTTGCATCATTGATGTATGTACAGCAATATGAGCTTCATGGTCTTGGTAAATAAACGCTTTGGTTGGTTTACCTGTCAAAAACGCCATGTTCTCGCTAATTGGATCTCTTGGAGTTAGATCGTCATCAATTGGAACCAGTTTATCTGCGTTCCTTACACCCAAAACTTCAATCATCTGGCGGTGCAGTTCTGGTAAGTTGTAGATCTGCGGAGCGCCTTGAGCTAGTTGAATAACAGCTTGGTACTGCATGATCCGCTGGGCCATTGTGGCGGAATTTGGATCTGACACAGGGATTACATCCACCATGTCATAGTCGGCCTGTTTAGCTCGTTTGTCCCCAATTATTGGGTCGTACTCATACTGCGTTGGTGTGTAATCCCGAATTATTAACTTGAGCAGTTTAAACTCTTGCTTCATTGAATAATGAACACGGGCCTGAACCGCAGACATTGTCTTAAGCTGGCGCTCAAGCAGAGCTAACGTTGTACCGACTGGAGAATTAGCGCTCATATCGCTGATATTCATATCTGCGATTGATCCAAGTCTTCGTCCTTCGTCTGTAATTTGATTTAACAACCCCATCAACACCTGACTTGGCTCCTTATAAGGAAGCATCATGATGTTGTCTCGGACTGTTCCCGAGGGGATATCTACATCTCTGAACTCACCGGGCGAGATTGGGGTGTCATCACCCTTAATCCTCAACCCACGGGTCTTGAGACCGCCGGGCAGGTTGCTTAATGTCCCTGCATCTACCAGTTGACGGATCAAACTTGTACCCGCACGGGCGTAACCACCGATCAAATGGATTAACCCTAGCCCATAAGCCCCGAAGCCCGGCACATAGGTGTATTGGACAAAATGCTGGCGTTTTAACTTCTTCTTGTCGTTTTCTTCCCAGTTTCTGCGTACAGAGAGAACCTCTTGCGTTCCCCTCTCAATGGTTACAACATAAGGAAGAGCAATACCATCCTCATCCTCATAGCCGGGCATGTCGTAGTCAACATGAATCTCAAAGATTTGGTAACGCTCATCATCACTGAGGTTGTAACCTTGGTCTTCTGCCTTCTTTTTCTCTACGTCGGTGTAGAAAGCCATTGGCTCTCCAAGCTCAACATCTATATAAAAACCTGCGACCTGAAGCTTGCGGATGTCATTCTTGGTCTTGCGCATGATGTGTGTCACACGCTCAGAAGTCATTGCACTAGATGCCCCGTAAGGAATAATGACATCTTCTGCGGGGATAAACATAGCAACTTGCCTGCCCAAGGCATCGTCGTAGTAAACCTTTTTAAATGCAGAGCCAGCAAGTCCCAAGGAATACAACATCCGTTCATGCTCAGGGCGGTACTCAGGCATACCTTCCGTGAGCTTAAAGTTCATGTCATCCCTGACACGCTCCGCAGCATCCTCCTTGAGCTTATCAATTGCACCGATGATTTCAGTCTTAACCGGGCCTTGAGCCGGGAAAGTCTCAATAATAGTTTCGCTTTGGAATCTAACGGCGGCTTCAGTCAATACGGTAGAGTAGACTCCGCAGGCTCCCAACCACGGCTCCGTTCTCTCTTCATACTTCATTCCCAAAACATCTAAGCCCTTGACATACATCTCAGTCCAGTCTTTTCTGGAATTAATGTCCGAATCAATCATCTCAATCAAATCACTGGCAATCTTCTGAAGATTTCCAGAACTAATGTACTCAGCCAGATTGTCGTCAAACCCCTCTTCATCATCTTCGGGCATAAGATCAATCTCAACACCGTCCATATTCAGTTGAACCCCCTCTGGGTTTTCAATCTGAATCTCCATAATAGGTTCTTCATCCAACAAACTGTTTAAACCCAAAGGGGCCGGGTTAATTGATTGGTCAATCATAAAATTCCTTAAATAAGTTTCCAGTTGCCATTTGAATACTCGCGGGGCATTTGTATTTTTCCGCCAATAGCCTTGCTAATTGTTGGCGGCATATTTCTGCGCTTTGCCAATTCTTCATCTTCACCTGTAAGTAAAGTAGATGGCGTCAAACCAAGCGGTAAAAAACTTTCAGCCATATCGCCAACAGCTTGGCGTAATTCTCCTGCCTTGGCTGCTCCAGCGCCAGATGCCAAAGCAGCAGCTACTCCCAGTTTTCCACCTAACCTTGAAGGTTTTGGATGTACTTCAGTAATAACATTGCCAAAATGCACATTTCTTCCACTTGAACCAATAGGGCTTTCGCTACCCCACACTTCAACTGGGTTCATACCTACTGCTGGTTTAGTTGAGTACGGGGCTTTTGTTAAAATTGTCCCTGATTTTTTTGGGCCGTAATCTTCCATTAGTTGTAATGCAACCTGCCCAGTAGGTTTTCCATTTTCTAATAAAGGAACAAATTTAGTGGCAATTTCAGAATTTTGATAAAGACCAGCAATATTGTTTACATCTTTTGGGTTCATGTAAATGGTTTTACCGGATCTTTGCTGTATCCCTGTAGACTTATCCTTATGGTTTTCGCCGCTTCGATTTCTAGTCGTTGTTGTATCTGCATGGTGAGCATACGTAGACCCACGGCCTGTTTTAAAAACAGACTCAATATCATCTACGCCTGTTTTTAAATTAAATAACGGATCATAACTCATAAAATTCCTTAGTAATACTCAGTTTTTCTGCGGTACATAGGTTCATCCTCTTCGTCTGTTGCAACGGAGATAAACCCACCCTGACGAAAACGCATTAAAGCCTGACTGCTGGAGTCCACAAGGTCATCATGATCCCCGTTAGGAAAGGAAGCCAACTCATCCATAACCTCCTCCGCCCATCGGGTATCAGGACACCACACCATCCCAGACGCAAACAGATCAGATATAGCGTTTACACGGCTTATCTTATCGTTTCCTTTGCCCGGCGTATACTCAGACATTGGAATACCCATCTTGCGAAGCTCATAAATCAACGGAGCACCAGCAGCCCTCTTCTCTACAATCAATGTGTCAGGCTCCCACTCCTTCCAAGCCTCATAAGCCTTCGCCTTTAACTCAGGGAATTCTAACCTTTGTTTAAACGCATCTAAAAGAATGATGTTTGCCTTAAGATTACCCTTGCTGTCGGGATAATCAAACACTCCCCACGTAGTACATGCTGAATAATCTGCGCGGTTGTTCTTTTCAAAGGCTGTGTCCCACGACTGAATGATGTAACTGACCTGCGGAGGCTTTGATTCCTCCCAAATCCGCCACTGATCACGCTTTATAATCGCACCTTCCTCAGATGTGGGGTTCTGTTGGTATTGAGCCTCCCATTTAGACACCGGAAGCTCAGATCTAAGCGCTTCAAGCGCTTCTTTAGACCAGAATCCGGGCCATAACGGAGTACCAGACGGCAAAATAGCCGGAAAATCAATGGTTTCCCACTGATCTACACCGTCTTTACCCGAGTTTTTGATGATTTGGCCTGTTAAATCCCGCCTACTCCACCTTGTCATTACGATGATGATGGCTGCGTTGGGTTGCAAACGCTGCCGAGGGCCAGATGTGAACCATTCATACACACCATCAAACACTGCAGGGTTACCTTGCTTGGCTTCTTGTTCCGAATGAGGATCATCAATGATCAAAAGATCCGCACCCTTACCCGTCACAGCCCCGCCAACACCAATAGCAAAGTAGTCTCCCCCTTTGTTTGTGTTCCACCGACCCGCAGCCTTGGAATCCGTCGAGAGTTTGGTATCAAACACCTTTGAATACGCATCAGAGGAAACAAGGTTTCTAACCTTCCTTCCAAACCCCGTAGCTAACTCCGCAGTGTGGGCAGTCTGAATAATCTTCTTCTCAGGAAACCTACCCAAGAACCAACTAGGTAGAAGAAAAGAAGCAAACTCACTCTTTGTATGCCGGGGCGGCATGTTAATAATCAATCTCCTCAACTCTCCATTAGCCACCCTCTCAAAAGCATCCGCCATGATCTTGTGATGCTTACCCGAAATAAAGATAGGCCACATCTGCTGAACAAAAAACAAGAAGGACTCCCTGCATCTAGAGATCCTGTCCATCTCTAACAAAGCCATGATCTTCTCACGCTCCTTAGAAGGAACCTTGTCCACAATAGCCATATAGCCATTCATCTCATCTCTTGTCAACATACTCATAGGCTTGCCATATCTGCGATGGATTTATCCACAATCTTGATTGCATGGAACTTATAAGGCTTCGTCACGAGATGCCCATCCGCTTTTAACCGATGAACAATCCGGTGGATGTTTGACTTAGATCTCAATCCAATCCCCTTGGCAATAACTTCATAAGACGGAGGCACACCGTGCAACCTTACGTATGCCCGTATAAAGTCCAAAACTAATTGCCTGCGCTTGGTCATTGTTTAAAAACTGGTGGCTCACATAAAGCAGTGTCTTTTCTTTGACGACTCGCACAACGGCGCTAACCCGCTGCACCACCAACACGGCTGGGGATTGATTTCTCTTTATGGGCCGCGCTGCAGTCGCGTAGTCAATCCCCATGCGTCTTGGTACACATAGTTTAAACGATAATGCGAACGTTCGCAAGTGGCTTGGCCAAAAATATATATACCCCCCGGGGTTAGCTTTGGGAGAAGAAATTGGGTGAGTGGATTCGAGCGTAATAGCCGACGGGTAGCTTGCCACGCTCAAGTGGGGATGCCCGGTGGGTGGGGTTCGACCTCGACCGCATCGGTGATCACCCCCCTCGCACCATCCAGCATCTTGAGATGTGATGCCAACTCTCTCTTAAGCTGGTCAGCGGTGATGACCGTCTTAGCTTGCACCTCGACAGGCGTGAAAAGACCGCAAGCTTTGCCCATTAGCTCTAATGCCTTGAGGCGTGTTGCATCGCCTTGCTTAGCTTCTTTGCTGAGTGCGAGCAGACTCTTCAGA